GAAATTTCAAACCATATACCAGAGTCAAGACAAGCGACCTGGGGTGTACCTGACATGTCGTCGAATGTATTTAAGTCTGCAACGACTGCACTATGTGGTTTGTATGCAGAACCTCCGACTGTCGGAGTATCAGAGACCTCTGAAGGACAGGCCCAGGGTCTAGTCGGTCGTCAAGGTTTGATACATCATGCAGGTCTATGGGCCTTGATGCAACGTGTGCAGTTCTTTACTATTGGAATGAATGAAACATTTTTACGTGTCGACATGACAGATGATGGGCAGGGCCTGTTGTATCGTATTGTGACTGCAGATATGGTTCAGGCAGAGGCCTCTGCAGGCGACCCATCACGACCCCATACAATCAAAGAACTCCGACTGCGATACTGCAACGACATGCAAAAATACGAGTGGACTATTGACCACCTGTCAATCAAAGACCTCGACAATCCTGTGTACGAGATATACACAGTCAATGCAAATGGGGCACGTGATGAGGATGTGACTGCAAAATACCTTGAACAAACAATGTCAGGTGCACAGTATCCGTACAGAGACAGTGCAGGTGTACCATTTTTACCGTACAGTCTGTATCATTCAGAGATACATGGTGAACTATTTGATAGTTTTAGCAACCGTGAATGCGTGATGGGCAGCCTGAATGCATCTGTTTTGTACACATATTTTTTACACCTGGCACGTGATTGTTCACACCCACAACGCTATCTGATGGGTGCAACGCTTGCAGGCCTTGACACCTTCGACAACAATCTAGAAAGTCGTCGACAGGCTATTGCATCAGACCCTGCATCCATTCTTGTATTTGCACCTGACCCAGACCTAGCCCCTGGACAACAACCACAAATCGGTCAGTATCAGGCAGGTGGTGATGTCTCTGCAATGTTAGAGTCTATCACAGTATATGAACGTCGACTGGCTACATACATGGGTATCAATCCTGCAGACATACAAAAGATGAGTGGTGACCCACGTTCAGGTTTTGCAATCAGTATCAGTCGTTCATCACTCCGTGAAAGTCAAAGAAAATATGCACCTGCCTTCAGACGTGCAGACATTGAGACACTGGAGATCAGTGCAAAGATTGCAAACAGATACATGGGTACATCATACCCTGAAACAGGATACCGTATCGAATACCATGCAATACCATTGTCACCCCAGGAGTCAAAAGAACAACGTGAAAACATGATGGCACTATTGCAGGCCGGCCTCATCTCGAAGGTTGATGCCATTCAGATTTTACATCCTGACCTTGACGACCTGGATGCAAAAAAGATGTTATTAAAAATCCAACAGGACAACCTGTCATTCTAACTATAAAACAAAGGGTATACCATGAGTAAAACTATCACACATGACGGTGTCGAGTACGTTGCAAAGACACATGTCGATGAGATTGTACGACAACGTATTGCAAAGTATTCGGAAAAACTAACAACCACAGAGTCACAGCTGGCAGAGTATCAGTCAAGACTCGACGAGGCATCTGCAAAAATAGGTCTAGTCGACAATCTGACATCACAGGTTGAAACACTACGTGGTGAACTTACAACTGCCAACAGTCGGTATGAACGTCATACAGTTATCAGTCAGTACGGTATCACAGACAACGGTGTACGTGATGCAGTCGAATGGGCATATGATAGAGAGATGAACGGACGTTCAAAAAAGGACAGACAACCGTTGTCGGACTGGTTGCAAAACATCAACGAACAACCTGATACTGCCCCCAGTGTTTTACGTCCTTTCATAGGTCAACAAAACACAACAGAACAGAATGCAGAGGCAAGTGCACAACAGGCATCAATGCCACAACAAAATCAGATGCCTCCACAGATGCAAACACAACAAAGTCTATCAAACACACCTGCACCACCTGCACCACCTGCATCAAATAATGGTGTGGCACATGGACAGGGTACACCTGCACCGAATGATTTGTTGTCCAGGGCAACAGACCCGTCATTTTATGCACAGAACCGTGATGCCATTCGACAGGCATACTACAGTCAGAACGGTAAAACACAAACACCATTCAAGTTCTAGAGGTTCGACATGGCTACATTCAGATTTAGTGATGGTGCAGGTGTACCATCACGATATGACTTCACAAATCTATCATCTATATCTGTCACTCATGGACTGGGGTACAGGCCTAACATCTGGATAGAGATTGATGGCAAACAGGTGTATGGAGATATTACATACAATAACAATCTGACATTCACTGTCATTTTTGAGACGATAGAGACTGGGGTGATATATTACAGGTGACTGCCAACAAACAGTCAAAACAAACAACATATATACATAGAGGTATAAAAAATGGCTCAAAGATTTCTAGCCCCTGAACTGATTGCCGAAGGCGTCATCAAACAAAATGGTACAATCTCAAATGACAATCACGTTGTCACCCGTGGATATTTACATTCAAATGTGATCAATGGTATTCATCCTGACTCTGCAAACTATGCATCAGTAGTTGCAGATGGTGGAGTTAACAAACTTAAGATTGACCCATTGACAATCACAAGTGTAACAGTGAATACAACTGCAACCGACCTTGCAGATTTTATTTCAAATGTGTACACAGGGTCGAACTTTCAAGAAGGCGATATTGTCTTTTTAACTACACCGTCACCTATTGAGTCATATATTCATAATGGTGGTACAGCTGGTACAGCTGCAGATTGGAATTTGGTCAACAGTGGTTTATCTGATGCACAAATCCGTGCAAAGTTTTCAGCCTCTGCAGGGATTGACTACAATGCATCGACAGGTGTATTCACTGCAGACCAGTCAGAGATCCAGGGATTTTTTAGTGCCGGTACTGGGCTTGCATATTCAGGTGGACAGTTCAGCCTAAATGCAACGTCTGATCAAATCACAGAAGGTTCTAACAACCTATTTTATACAGATGCACGTTCACGTGGTGCAGTATCTGTTGCCTCTGTTGCAGGGCCTGATGTACAACTGTTGCAATACAACAACAGTACAGGTGTATTGAGTGTTGAACTGTCAGATGTGTTTTCACAGTTAAGTGCCGGTACTGGGTTGTCTTACTCAAACGGTGTATACTCTATCAATGCAGATACCGATGATGTGACTGAAGGTACTAACCTTTACTTCACCGATGCACGCGCCCGTGGTGCAATCTCTGTTGATACTGATGGACTTGCATACAACGCTCTGACTGGACAGATTGCATTGAATGCAGATACTGATGATGTTGCTGAAGGTACTAACCTTTACTTCACCGATGCACGCGCCCGTGGTGCAATCAGTGTTGATACTGATGGACTTGCATACAACAGTGGTACAGGTCAGATTGCATTGAATGCAGATACCGATGACATTGCCGAAGGTTCTAACCTTTACTTCACAGATGCACGTGCACGTGGTGCAGTACAAGCCGACCCAGCTGCAGGTAACTTGTTGACTTTCAATCAGTCATCAGGTGACATTGCATTGATGTTGTCTAGTTTGCGCAAAGGTTTTGCAAATCAGTCATTGACTGCAAATACAGGTCTAGTGTTGACCCATAGTCTAGGTGAACGACTTGTACACGTATCTGCAATGGATGGTTCAGGCAATCACATCGACCTTGAGATTGTATATACAAGTACAACACAGGTCACTGTAAAATCTGTACAAAGTTTGACAGGTATCGACATCGCAGTCAGTATCTAAACTTTATACATTCACACCTTGACACCTGGACTATATCCCCATAGTCCAGGTGTCTTTGTTTTAGTGTTATCTGTCTTTTTCAACGATGATTGATAGATTGCCTGTACCTGACTGTGTACCTATCAACAGAACACGGTTTGACTGTCTACCGACCTCCATATTGATGGTCAATAGATTGTTTGCAGGTACAAATGAATAATCTGTTATATCGACATCGAAGGCATCACCATCTGCACCTTCGTTTGCCCAGTACAGTGCAGAGGGTGAACCGAATGTGATTTTTGTGCAGTCACGTGGTAGTGTGATTTGTTGTGCAGCTGCAGTGATGGATACACGTTTGATACGTGGGTATGCGTTTGTATCAGATAGGTCGATGGTTGCCATGATAGTCTCTTTGTTGTATTTGATTATTTGTGAATGTCAGATACTGTCATTCTAGCAAATGTTAACACATTATGCGATAGAATACACACAGACTACATGACTTGATGTCGGGAGATGGTCACACCATCGGATAGGGTCACACCCGTAACAGTGAAAAAGTCCGTACACACATATATTCAACACAAAATTTAAGAGAGTTTATTATGACTACATATGCTGATTTGGGCAACCTTCGCCTCGCTGCAATGGTGGAAAATGAAGTGCGTGCCGTACTCGCTGATATGGCATCAATCCGTAACACTGGGGCATTATTGTTTGCCGGAGACGTTGCAGGCATCGGATCAAAATCCATGCGTTTACGTTTTGCAGACTGGGGTGCTGAAACACCTTTTGCAACTGCAACAGATGGTGCAGACGTGAGTGCATCTACCATCACACCGTCAACTGTTGACGTGACTGTTGGACGTTCTGCACTACGTTATGACATTACAGACCTTGCATCCATGACAGGACTCGGTTTAGACATCGACCCGTTCAGTATTGCTCAAAAAATGGCAATGTCTGCAGAGGCTCGTATTAATCAAATCATCACTGCAACATTTGCCAGTGCAACTAACAGTGTCGGTACTTCAGGTGTCGATATGTCTGTTGATGATTTCTATGATGCAATGTTTCAACTAGAGTCAGAGTCAAACAATGGTGAGTTCTATTGTATACTTCATCCACAACAGTTGTCAGATTTGCGTGATAGCCTTCGTTCAGAGTCTAACAATGCACTTGCATTCAGTCCTGCAACAGAGGACATGTTGGCTATCAAAGGACAAGGTTTTGCCGGTCGTTTTGGTGGTGTTGACATCTTCAAATCTGCATACGTAACAGAGGCCACTGGTAACAAAATCGGTGCAATGATGTCACGTGGTGGAGTTGCATACGCAGTCGGAACACCTAGACCACTTGCAGGTGCAGGTGTTGAGATCAGACCTGCAGGTACACCTGTTGTCGTGGCCTTCCAAAGAGACGAGAGTGCCGGACTTACCGAGGTTATGGGACACTTGTACTGTGGTGCTAGCATTGCAGAAGATAAACGCATTGTCAAAATCGTGACTGATGCCTAAAAGGTTTTCATGGGTGCATCGGTTTTAATCCCTTTGTACCCTGCACCCATGACCCTCCGGGGTCATGGTGTGTAGTCTTTAAAACATTAAAACATTCAAACATTCATACAAAGGGAAAATAATTATGAATACTCAAACTTTTACACCGGCCACCTGGACAGGCAAACGATCTGCATCATCTGCACCTAAACTTGCACTGATGCCGAATGCACCATTTTATTTGTTGCACCATCCGTTTTCATGGGAACTAGTCCAAATGAATGACAGCTGGGAATGGTTGCCACTATTTGGTCAACTGCATGAGATTGCAGGTGTCAATGGTATAGAAGAAACTCCACAAGGCCCTGACTCCACTGTTGCACGGATGCGTTTGATGGATGCAGGACAGACTGTCATTGATAGAGAGTATGGATATATCGCACGATATGAAACAAAGTACGGTGGGTATCACTACAGAATGAGATGGGATATACCAAAGACTATCGGTAACAAAACATTCTGGAACACAGACACAGAGTCATACAATGCCTGGCGACTGGCACTGATTGAAGAAAACATCATAGATGCACCTGAGATTGAAGTTGTGCAGTCAAAAATCAATATGGTCGATAGAAAGATTGACAGACGTTTGAAGTTTCAACACGTGCCAGAAGTCAAAAAAGAGATTGACGAACTATACGACCTTAAAAAGAATATGCAGGGTGCATACGATAGCATTCATGCACCACAACAAACAAAGTCAAAGCGCAAACGCAAAGGTGGCACAGATGCCGAATAAAGAACAAGTCGAACGGGTTGCACAACGTCTGTACACAGAACAACGTGAACAGGGTCGACAGGTCTCACGTGAACAAGTCCGTGCAGAAGTCGTCAAACGTGCACAACGTATTGACACAAAGAACAACAAATAACTCATATAGAGAGGTGACACATGGCATATAACGGTAAACCATTTTTCAGAATTCCACGACCGATGTTGTTGGATGGTGGTATTGAGGCAAAACTTTTATCAGGAGACATCACACTGGTAAATAAGGACTCAATGTTTCAAATACTTGATGCAGATGGTGTCGACCGTACGGTGACATTACCTACATCAAAACAAGGTCTGATTTTTGGCATAAAAAATGAAGGCTCTGCAAACAACATCATCGTAGTCGATGCAGATGCAGGTGCAGTTGTCACTCTTGCATTCGGTGAAGGTTGTTTACTTGTTTGTGATGGCACAAACTGGTTTGTAGCAGTAAAGGCATAATAACGAGGTAGAACGTGTCAACACAACGACTTTACAGCCCTAGAATAAGAATACATGAGGTACTCGAACGTGCACGTGGTTGTTCTATAGACCTTCCAATCTATAGAGACAATGCACTGGTATCACCTACCTCTGCATTTTTAAGACTTGCAGACCCAGATGGCAATGATGTCATCGCACGTACTGCAGTCTCTATTGTTGCAAATGTTGCCACGTACACTATTTCACCCAGTGAACTGCCTGATACCCTTCGTTTGTCTGATGGGTACATGCAGTTTTGGGAACTCACAATAGACAGTGTCGTACATACGTTCAAAAAACCGTGTGCCATTGCATTGTCTGCCTTGTATCCTGTTATCTCTGACCTCGACCTAGAGGCAGAATATAGTGACCTTGCAAACATTCGACCGTCTAGTCTAGGGTCGACTTATCAGACATATATTGATGAGGCCTGGGTGCAGCTGATACAACGAGTCAGAGACCAGGGTAACATTGAATACTTGATTATGTCACCCCAGTCTTTACGTGCTTGTCATAAAGGGTTGACGTTCTATCTGATTTTTAAAGATATGGATAGTTCAGGACTCGGTGAAGGTCGATATTTAGACCTAGCCCGTGAACATCGCAAACAGTTTGAGTTTGATTTTAAACGTCTGAAGTTTACATACGACTTGAACCAGGACGGACGTGCAGACGATGAAACAAAACGACGTTCTGCAGTCGGAGTCATCTATACAGCTGCACCACCCATATGGTATCGGAGGTATTAGATGTCTGCAGTGTCATTGTCTACAATCAGACAACGGTTTGCAACACAGATTGATACCTTGACAGGTTTTGATCAAAGTCGCAACCCATACGACGGCTATGGACGTTCACCGAATACCATTGCCCATCAACGGTTCAGTGTAGGTATCCGTGGTGTCAATAGTCGTGATGATGACAGACAACGACGTTCTGCAGGTGTTATGTCAGAGACTGAAGTATTTGTTAGATATGCCTTCAGAATACGACCTAAAGACCAGCTGATTTCATATGACGATGCACTGGACAGTGCACAACAGGTCATTCAAACCATCACAAACCGTTCAACACCATTGCACAGTGATTTGCAAATCAGGTTCACAGGACTTGACAACGAACTGGCAGACAGTGGTGAATGGTGTACAATCAATCTATCATTCAACGTTTTACATTAT